ATTCTATATCAAATGAAATCTATCTCTTGAATGTTTCAAATGAAAGTTGGAACGAAGAAGCATCAAAGAAAACATCTAGAAAAATTTTAGAAATTGTAGAAGAATTTCAACAAACTCGATCAAACACTAAGATTTAATTATGGCACTATCAGAATCAGTAGAAAATAGTTTGAAAGAAGCTGAACAAGCTTTGCGTAATGCTCTTTCATATGCTGCAAGACAAGAGAAACCTTTCGTTGGTAAACATATTGCAGAGTTGATATTTCAAATTGATAATCTAATCAGTGCTGATGCTCTGATTGATAAATTGGAAGAAAGAATGAATGGCGATGAGGATACTAAAAGAGGTCGTTGGGGTCCGTTTGGATCTTAACTAGATATTGATAGCTCATAAAAAAGTTATGCATGAGTTACCTATAGAACCATACAAAACAATATTGGTTTTAAATTCTAGTTATGAACCAATCAACTTTACAAACTGGAAACGAGCAATTGTTTTACTTTTAAAAGAAAAAGCACAAGTTCTTTCAAGTAGAGTCATAAGACTTTTAGACTATGTAAAGTTGCCTCTATCCAAAATTATGAATATTGCTCCATCTCGATCTATGATTTATAGAAGAGATAATAATACTTGCCAATATTGTGGTGTTAGATCTAGACTAACCATAGATCACGTCATTCCTCGTTCTAAAGGCGGTGAAGACACCTGGGAAAATTTAGTAGTAGCCTGCTCCTCATGCAATACCAAAAAAGGAAATATGCTTCTTGAACATACGGGTATGAAATTGGCTCGTAAACCCAGAGCTCCTGTCAATAAAATCATTTTTGACCTTGAAAGAACTAATGTCGAAGAGTGGAGACAGTATCATTATGGATGAAAAACAACCCAACGAATTCGGTAAAGCCCTTCAGGAGTGGTGGGACTCTGATGCATGTAAAGAACTTCAGAAGAAAAATGAAGAAGCAAAGCAACGTGCAGTAGGAAAGTATTTCATGCTTTCTGAAGAAGATAAAGTTGATATGGTGCAGGCAATCTGCTACATTATGTGTAAGGCAGAAGAAGAAGGAACAAGTCACCGTGGACTTCAGGATTCTCTAGGCATTTATCCTGTAGGGTTTTGGGTGGATCACCTGATGGATGTCCATAATGCACTATGGTCTTATTATAATGATAAAAAACAAGAAAAGGAACTTCAAGATGATCTTGAGTCTTTGGAAAAATTTATAGATAATTAATTGTTACATCTATGTAACGCAATCCCAAAGAAATTATTAAGTCTACTAGATAGTATTAGATTGTGTGTTAGAATTTGAACACAATCAAACGGGAGACCTATGACCTACTCGCAGTCCAGTACTCAACCTCTTTCGGACGAAGAATGGAAAGAACTCGTTGCCCTCAAAAAGGCCATCAACACTCATCCAGCTTCAGTTCACCCGGAAAAAATGGAACTTTTTACTGAATTGCTTGTACGATCTTGGGACGCAAAGTGTGATCCCCCTAATACAACAGTATGGCGTACCGGTCATCCAATGAATGAGTAGTATATATTGACACAACTAAGATTTTGGTGTATTATTTACTATAAATCACAATTCTAAATATTACAAAATATCACAGGATGAAATGAAATTTACTGTATATTCCAAACCAGAATGCCCGTATTGTTATAAAGTCAAACAGGTTCTTGAATTATGTGGAAAAAACTTTGTTGTGTATACTTTAGGGGAACACTTCACTAAAGATGAATTTTACGCTGAATTTGGAAAGGGATCTACTTTTCCTCAAGTAGTAATGGACGATAAACATCTGGGTGGATGTAGTGATACAATTTCATACTTAAAGGAACGTGCAGTTATTTGAGTATGAGTGAGCCAAAAGAGCTTCACATAAATAGAGGTGTGGAATTATTGTTAAGAAAAAGGAGGAGAGAACCTGAAGCACCAAAAACGTTTCAATTTAGTTTTGGTAAAATGGTCTCTCTCTTCAAAAGAGAGATTCATTTTTATCTAAACTTTTCATTAGATATTAGAAAAAAGTAATCTCTCGGAGGTATATCCATGACAACACCATTAGTTGCCATCTTTTGTTTAATGTCACTAATGTTCTTGATGATTGGTGGTATAGTTGGATGGTTATGGAAAGAACATGTGGTATTCTCCACTCCTCAACAAGTATTTGCTCATCCAGAAATGTTTGACAACAATGGGAATATTATTCCTGATGAAATAATTGCCGTACGATTTGAAAATAGCTATGACGACTACGAAGAAGACGACGACTAGTAGTAGTAGAAAACCCCCATCAACAACTACTAAAAAACCAGTCGCAAAAAAGACAACGACTCCTAAAATCATAAAACCTGCAGAAAAGATCGAACTGAGTCCTAGTTCTTATGTTCATGAAATTTTTGCTGCTGTTGTTGCAGAAAGAACCAAAGATAAAAAAATTGGTATTCTTCAACAATATAACGAAAATTTCATTAAATCTCTTTTGATTTGGAATTTTGACCCAAGTATTCAGTCAGTTCTTCCTGAGGGTGATGTTCCTATCCAATCCAAGGAAGACGCAGAAAAAAATCCATCTTCAAACATTCGTAAAGAATGGTCTAAGTTTTTTAACTTTGTAAAAGGTGGTAATGATGCAATGAATAAACTTCGTAAAGAAACGATGTTTATCAATATGTTGGAGTCTTTTCATCCAGGAGAGGCTGAAGTGTTGTGCCTTGTAAAGGATAAGAAGTTACAAACTAAATATAATATTACCAAAGAACTTGTTTCCGAGGCGTATCCTGATATTCAATGGGGGAATCGTTCCTGAGATGGGTAAAGGTATTAATATTATTCATGTGAATTGTGACCCATCTGTAGCTAAAGATATTTCTCTTCCAAGAGATTCCTATCTGGTAACTTATGGGGATGACAATGAAGAACGATTTGATGTCGTTCAAGGACTCCAAAGTGATATTTTTGATCACTATTGGGACAAATATCGTGATTTTAGAGGAATGAAATGGACAGAGGGAAAAGCGAACCCAAAGATGTGGAACTATCAACCACCAGAGAAGAAAAAGAAAAAGTAATCTCTGGTGATATGAACATCGAGATGAATCTTGATGCAATTAAAGATGTGAAAAAGCAGTACAAAAAAATCAAAAGGTATATGCGATCTTCTATTTTCACTGTAGCCATGATGGATGGAAACGAAAAAATTGTAAACCGTTTACTAAAGGACCAGGAGGATAATCCTACATAAATGGGAAAACACTATCTTCTTAACTTATTTGGATGCTCATTCGCTCATTTGAACGATGAGCATTTTCTTATGGATCTTTTAGAAAACGCAGCTGCAGCAAGTGGTGCAACTGTATGTCAAACTATCTTTAAAAAATTTGATCCACAAGGAGTTACGGTATTGTGTTTGTTATCCGAAAGTCACATAAGTATTCATACATGGCCAGAATCTGGTAAAGCCGCATGTGATGTGTATACTTGTGGAGATTGTAATCCAAAAATTGGGTGTGATATAATCATTCAACAACTAAATGCAACAAATCATACCCTAAGTTATATTGAAAGGTGATATAATTAGATTCTAAATAATCCTATATGGAGATTACCCATGCTCTCTACACAATATCGCCTGCGCTTAGAAGGCATCTGCAGAAAAATTGTCTTAGGTGAAGCGGTAGGTTTAGAAGAAATGATCTGGGCAGAGAAGTTAGCAAAAGCTAATCGCACTGCTGGCACCATGCTACGTCAAGCAAGACGCAAAGCAGAAAACCCAGACATGCAAGATGGTGATATGGATGACTTTTTAAATCAACTTGATATCGGTGGTTTAGGTCATGAACGCTTTGGTAAACGTGGTTTTGATAGTATTGATGATATGGTTGACTGGTGGACTGATGGTAGAGATAAACCAGATGACTGGAGGCAACGTGACTGATGACTTACGAAGAGTTTGTTAATAAAAGTTCAGAACATTATATGGATATGGTGCGATTGATTGATATTAAACAAAAACATCGTATGAAACTCACCGAAGAAGAAAAAGAAATACATGCACATATCATGGAGTTTCAACAACAAACGAAACTAAATGAGTTAAGAGATAAGTTTGAAAAGTGTTTTGAAATAGAAGAATGAAACACACTATAATACTTTCACTTTGTTTTCTGCCACTTGCGATAATCTATGTTATAATGAAAGTATCTGTCTGGTTGTCCTCTAGCGTATCAGAAGTCAATTATGTCCGAGAAGATTCCAAACGAGAACACGGACCCTACGTGGAAGACCCATATGGAGATTCTGATGAAGAGAATGAAACAAACTGAGATTGCGGAGAAAATAGATAAAGCCTTGTTTGAATGGTATTTTGAGAGAGGGATGGAAGTGCCAGATTGGAAAACCCAAAAAGATCCTCAATGGTGGAAAGATTACTTAAAAGAACTTGAAGAAGAGTAGGTATAAATTTTTGTTAAGGTTTCCTGACAAAGTGTATAGATAATAGTATAATATATGAGGTGATACAAATGAACGAAAACTCCTTTATTATGAGATTCTTTGTGCGTGGAGGTTATTATGCACAATCTTATTTCTTACAATCAAATGGCTGAATGGAAACATTTTGAAGAAACTGTAGATAAATGTAATGATGAATTAGATTTGGTCAATGATTATTTTAATTGTTTAATTGAGTGTGATGATGACCAACAAACATGTAAACGAATATGTAAAAATATTCTTGTTTATTAATATTGATTAATCTAGAGAGGGAGAAATCCCTCTCTTTTTGCTTGACACCATAAAGTAAATCCTCTATAATCGCATTATATAATCACCCTTATCATGGATTACAAACCCTATTCCCCAGAATGGAATCGTAAAAGATACCTTCGGGAAGCCCTTGAAACTTACTTTAATGATTACGTTGACGTTGAAGTAATTTACAATGATCTCATGGATATTCTGCATGAAAGATCTGAACAAGCATATGCAGAATTTAGTCGCATAAATGAATTAGAAGCCAAAATAAACAGTGTCACATAATCATAACTATGAATCTATGCCAAACTGGGTAATATGGACAGGCATAGGTCTCATGGTGTTTACAGTTTTTTGTTTTGTTTTAATGACCTTTGGAATGATTTATGGAGGTTAAGTTAGGTAAATTTGTAACATAAGTTACAGAATAACTTGCCTAGATAGTAAGAATAGGAGTATACTAATCTCCTAACGTTCATCCTATGACTAAAGCACTTTTGCTTTTGGCATGGGTTCCACTTCTTTCTGTTTCAACGCCACAACCCAAATCATACCCTGTGACTATAAGTTGTGACGCCGCGTGGGAACTAATGGACATCGTTAAAAACGACGATGTAGTAAATCAAAGAATGGAAGACCGATTGCTTTTAGAACTCCGAAAGGATGTTATCAAAAGGTGCTAAAAATTAAATAGGACGCAAGTAAGCCGACTCGGAACGGATCGTTCATCTATGGAACAACTTTTATTGACCTGTTTACAGGCACAAATGATCATGAAAAACGTTAGTAATCATCCAGTACTTGATGATCAGATAAAATCTGAAATCATTTTTGAAGTTAAGAAGATTACTAGAAAAAGTTGTAACTTAGACGCAAAAGCCGACTGAAGGAACGGGAATTAAAACCTCTCATTTCTTTAGGAGAAAACCAATGTCCAAAGTCGTTTATCGCGGTGTTGAGTATGATACTGAGAAGCGTATCTCTTATCAACAACAGATGATGCAACAACCCCAACAGTATAACGAAAACTATCGTGGTGTTCGTTTTGTAAAGGAGGGACATAAGTGATTCAGAAACTCAACTTCCTACAACTTATTAAAGAACAAAAACAAAAAGAAAATCGTCGTCATCAAGCACAACTAGCACAACTTGTTGGAGCAAAGTAATGGCACAAATTGTCCTTTCCATATCAGCTGGAATTGTTCTAACTACAATGTTACTATCCTTTTATATTCAGTGGCTTTATAAGTGATGGATTACCATTATCATCATGATGATATGGATAAGGATAGTAGACCACCCGCTTGTTATCAACTAACTTATAGAGGATGCAAGTATTGGTCGTGTTATCGTATACACTTAAGAGAATGGTTTGAAGACATGTTATCGTTTAAACCAATACTTAATAGGAAGGGTTGATCCCTTCCTTTTTTTGTGTTAAAATTAATAGAGAACACTTATGGTTATGGATAAAGAAAAACTCAAATTGATTGTAAAGAATCTGGAGTCTCTGGTAGAATGTCTCAAGTCTGAAGTATATTCGGATCCAGATTCTTACAGACAAGTAAGAGAAAATACAAATCACATCTCAGATTACGATGAGGTGTTTGATGACGACGGCTACCCAGATTGAGGAATTAAATGACTGTACGACTTATTTCTATTACCCCTGACGCAGAAAAGACCATGGCGTACATTGCCAGGGTCTCTAACCCCGCTAATCAAGAGAACGAGAACTATGCTCGTCTTCTTGCTTACTGCATCAAACACAACCACTGGAGTGTGTTTGAACAAGCTACAATGACTCTGGAAATTGAAACAACTCGCGGTATCGCAGCCCAGATTTTGCGTCATCGTTCATTCACTTTCCAAGAGTTTTCTCAACGATATGCTGATTCTTCTTTACTTGCGGAGACGATTCCAGTCCCAGAACTTCGTCGTCAAGATACCAAAAATCGTCAGAACTCTGTTGATGACTTGGATCCTGAGTTTGTAGAATTAGCTAATAAACAGATTGAAACCCACTTTGCTCAAGGTATGAGTCTTTATCAACACCTTCTTGATAGTGGTGTTGCAAAGGAATGTGCTCGTTTTATTCTCCCTCTTGCAACTCCAACTCGTATCTATATGACCGGTTCTTGCCGTTCTTGGATTCATTATATCAATCTCCGTTCCGCAAATGGAACTCAAAAAGAACACATGGATATCGCTCTTGATTGTAAGAGAGTGTTTACCGAACAATTCCCTTCAGTTGCAGAAGCTCTGGAGTGGTGATATATACCAATGTCGTCTAAGGAGATAACATGTACTACCAAACTAAAGCCGTATCAAAAGACGATGCTTGGACTACCTGCACAATCGTTGATACAACAGAAAACAATTATATTATAGAATATAATGAAGATGGTAAATTTTTGACAAAAGAAATTAGACCAGAAGAACTTCAAAAATTAGATTATTCAGAACTTGAAATCAGTCAATAAGATGTCCGTTTCTATTATAACTGCATGTAAAAACAGAGCTAAACCTTTGGCTATATCCATGGCTTCGTGGATGCAATTTGATGAGGTTGAAGAAATCATAGTAACTAATTGGAACTCCGATAAACCTATAGAT